CGAATAGCTGCGTAGCAGGAGACCATGTAGGCGTGCCGATAGCGACGCCGCCCGTAGAGACGAACAGCGGGAACATCTGCACGCTGGAAGCGAGCGTGGCACCACCGATCGTGACCGGACCTACGCTTACCGAAGGCACGCGGGCCAGAGCGGCAGATGCTATCGCAGCAGTCGTTACGAAGCTCTGCGCGAGGACGGAGACAGCGAACGTCTGCGCAGTCGATGCACGTGTTCCAGTCGTCACGTTCATCGCCAGCGTAGGAGCAGCAGCGCTACTGCCAGGGCCTACGGCGGCCGTCGTTACGAACTGCGTTGGCCTAACGGTCGGAGCGAAGGTCTGACTTCCGCTGGCGATCGTCGCGCCCGTGAGCAGGCTCGTGACGACGAGAGCGAAGAGCTGACTCGCTGCGCTACGCGTAGCTGCGAGGACGGTAACTGCGCCGACCGTAACCGCCGCTGCGAACGTCTGAGTGCTCGAAGGAACAGACGCACCGACGATCGTAACCGCCTGCGGAGCTACGCTCGGAGCCCGCGCGCTCGATGCTGAGCTAATCGTTCCCGGCGTAACAGTGACAGCGCCTACGCTCAACGATGGGGCGTAGCTCTGAGCACTCGATGCAAGACTGGCTCCGCCAATGGCAACCGCGCCCGCTCCGACGCTCGGAGCTCTCGCGTTGGACGCAGGAGAGATCGTAGCTCCACTGACCTGTCGGTCCGGCAGGCCGAGAAACGCCGAGCGCGATGCACCGCCCTGCCCAATCTTCGACCGCGCCGGCTTATACGCCTTCTCGTTCCCACTGATGCCGAGGCCGACAATCTCAGGACGGTGCAGCACCGCCTTGCTGGTGATGAATGCGGCTGCTAGGTCGTAGACGGTCGTGATCACCGGCACACGCACCTGTGTCGCGGCGACGATACGTGACGGCGTCACGACTGCGACTGGTCCGGGCGAGATGTCCGGTTGAAGGGCGACTGCTGCTGAGGGCAGGTCTGATAGCAGAACGCTCACTGGTCCTGGCGAGATGGTCGTCGGTGCAAATGCACTTGCGCCTGACGGGCGTGAGGGCATTACGATCGTAACCGGTCCAGGCTCTACGTCCGGCTGGTACAGTTCGTTCGCAGGCACGATCGTCGTACCCAGCGCCACCGCGACATCGACTGCGCCGAGCCCTGCCGGAGCAAACGGCTGAGAGGTAGGAGTGATCGTCGCGCCGACGACGTTCGTCTCGGTCTTGATCTCTGCCGGAGCGAACGCTACTGCCGCGCTAGCGATGCTCGGATGGGTTATGGCAATGGCACCAGGCGTAACAGTCGGCGCAGAGACCGTAGCCGTCGTTGCACGATGTACACCGCCGACGGCCTGAACTAGCTCGGTGAAGTTGACCGTCTGAGGAATCGTGACGAACGTGTCGCCACTTGCTCCGGAGCTTGCACCGTCAATCCCGAGGTTGGCTTGCATGCCCCCGGCCATCGTGCCGTTGTTGGTGATGTAGAAGCGAATGACCAGACGTTCATCGACAGCAAACGCTGTAGCGGTCGCTGTGCCTGTCCACGTATACAGGGCGACTGGCGTCGCACCAATCTTCGCTCCTTGATCGAACGGACCTCCAGCGACCTCAGTCTCAACACCAGCGGCGCTACGTCTGAACAGGCGAGCACGTAGCATGGTGTTGCCTGCAGTACTGCCTGTACAAGCGGCCCATGCGTTGAAGGAGATTGTCCCGCTAAGCGTGAAGCCGCCCGCAGGTACGCGACCAGTAATAAACTCTAGGACTGTACCGCCTGTCGTCCGCGTCCACTGGATCTGTGTGGCACCGGCAGCAGTATTGACCTGCTGGACGACGCTGCCGAGGCCGCTGTACGCACCGGCATCGGCGTTCCAGAAGTTACCGATGACAACGGTCCCAGCGGCACGACGGCAGATGAGCTTTGTCGCCACGCGTCAGGTCAGGGCTTGCCGTGAAGCAGGAGCCAGTCGAGCGTCTCAAGTGCGTTCCGCACCGGAGAGCCAGACTGCCATGGGACGTTCGAGATGTAGTTGTAGAGCATGTCGATCTCACTGCCGTCGACTTCGATTGCGCCGCCCGTCAGCTGTCGCTGCGCTTCGCCGTTCACGAGTTTCTTCCCGCAGGGCATTAGCTCACTGACCGATTCGAGCTTTTCGAACAGCTGCATCTCACGACGGAGGACGGTGAGCCCTTTCTTATCGAGCAAGCTCCCGCCCAGAATGAATCCGACGAAGCAGAATTCGAAGTGCCTCTTTCCGAGCTCGTCGTCAAAGCTGAGCGTCATCAGTCCTTCTTGCAGGCGTAGAAGTCGATGTAGGGCGGATTGTTCGATGCTGCTGCAGGAGCACCTGTGATCGCCAGCGCGCCGGCGGAGTCCGTATTCCCGACCGTGGCGGCAGTCGCGCTTCCCGTATTCCCGGCGACATCGGGAGCCGAGCTACCTGACGTAGCAGAGACTGAGTGCGAGTGGTCAGCGACCGCTGCCGTGGTCGCGCTGAACGTGTGCTGGTGCGGGAAGCGGGACATGAGAGCGTTGCTGCCTGCGTCGGTGTTCATGTTGCCGGCGTTGTCCGTACTCGTCGTCCCGCTGACGGTATGTGAATGCCCCCCAGCAGCACCGCTCGTCGCTGAGACGCTGTGCGTGTGACCTGCGACGACTAACGTGCCGGACGAGTGCGTGTGCCCAGCAACGGTGAGTACGCTCGACCCATGCACATGCGCCTGCGAAGCGAGAGTTCCGACACCATGCGTATGCGTCGCAGCACCGCCAGAGACGTTCGACGGACCCATACGAACGTAATAGCCGTCCCACGCGGCGACTCGCGTGTAGCCTGCGGGACAGGGCACCGTCATGAAGATCATCGCGCCCGATGGCACGCCTTGGGGTACGCTCCAAGCGCCAGCGCCGTTCAGGAAGGTCGTCGCGTCGCCGTTCAGGTTCAACGGTCCGACTGTCCCGATGCCCAAGTTAGTTCTCGCGTTCGCGGCAGTCGTCGCTCCCGTGCCGCCGTCAGCAACAGGAATGACTGCGACAGTGGACGGTTCGCCGCCAGTCGACTTGACGTAGCCGTTCGCCAGGGCACTCATCACGCGCTCGTTCGTCAGAGCGGCGTGACCGGAGACGACCCAGTACTTCGGATCAGCGAGGCCTACGTCTACGGCATCGAGCGCGGCGAGCGCCTGGTCGACCGGATCGTAGACGTGCCCTTGCAGGACAGCATTGTTGAGGATGGTTCCGGTCGTGCCGGAACCATCATCATCGATCCACGTGACCCTGTTGAGAGCAGTCACTACAGAGCGAACCAGCCGCTCGCGTTGACGGTGACGTTGATGTTGCCGCCGTTGGGCGTCACCGGCATTCCGGTCATGCCCGTGTCGTAGAACGCCGCCATGCCCTTCGTCGCGTGCGTGTCATTGAAGACGATGATCGCTTCGGACTGCGCACCGCTGACTGCCGTCCAGGCGAAGTCGGCCGTGTCGAAGACACCGTCGACGATGGTGGGAGTGGTGAGCTGCGCTGACACAGCGATCTTTGCACCGGCGGGAACATCGGTCGAATAGGACGCATGCGTACCTGCGTACGTGTACGCGCCCGAGTCGATCAGCGTCGCACGGATCGAGTCGGTGTCCATGTCGTGCTCTTTGTTCAGGAGCGCCTGCTTGTACTTCGGATAGAGGACGTTAGCCATTGAGAGACTCCTTCAGGGTCGGGAGAATGATCAGTTGGTCCGGCGGCGTGCCGTCCTCCCGATCGCCGGAGCGTAATCGTGCGTGGACTCGGATCTCGCACGTCGGACCGAAGCCGTTGTGAAAGAACGTCCGCCACTGTGCGTGCATCCAGTCGACGAACGCCGGGTCGTGAACGGGATGTCCTTCAGAGAGGACCACGATCTCCCAGAAGAGACGGCCGTAGTCGTCTGTCGCGTTGCGGATACGCATCTGAGAGACGGACCCGAAGACCAGCCGACCGAAGCGGGCGCAGTTCGCCTTGACGGTCTCGAAGTCAGGCCGCTTCGTCACGTCCGGATAGACGCGATACTCCCAGAGCGACCA